TTTCCTGCGATGCGTCACAATCCGAATGCCGCACCAGTGACACCACAGCATAGTGTCTCCGTCTGGATAACAAGGCTTCATGTAATGCCAGTTAAACCTGTGCGATACCCGCATGATAATTCTGTAGAAAAATCCTCGTATCATTTCCCCTCCGCTGCGCGGGTGATGGCTCTGCGATGTTGTTCGTCCATCAACTTGATGTAGTGTTCCTTTGCCTCACCCCATCCAGATAATCCCCGCCCAAGTCTATTGTGTGCAGCTTCAATGGCAGCAGCGAGTTCATCGTTTGTCATTGTGAATTCAAGTCGCGCAATCTCAGCGGCACATTCGCCATGCAAAGGCGCGTCAGGTTCTTCGTCGAAGCTCATTTCTTCACCCCCGCTTGCTCGATAAGTTTGGCGAACATGGATGTAAAAACATGAATAACCCTGAAATCGTGACATACCATCTTTTTCATTTCCTCGCTCGGATTCTCGCCAAGTTTCAGCATCGCTGCTATGGTGGCTTCTGCTGCTTTGGCTCCTGCGGTAAACGCCGCTTCAATTCTGTCAATGTCGCACGGTCTGACGTCGCCATACACCCTGTTCGCCCACTCTTTAAAATGCGGGGCTTCCACCCGCTGCGGACTGTTATCCTCTGCCGCGCTAACGGCGTGGCCCCAAGCTACGAGGGTTCTGTCAAATGCTTCGGCCATCAGTTCTGATACGTTTTCTTCTGCGGCTGCGAGTTTGGCTTCTGCTGCTTCGGCGCGTTCAACAAGACTGTCACGCTCGGATATAAACGCTGTTGTTAATTGCTCACGTTTATCCAATCCGCTTTCAATTTCATTTTTCAGCCGGTCACGCAGGGTGTCTACGTGCTTAATAACGTCCGGCGCATTACCCACCATTCGCATTGCGGACAGCATGGTAGGTTCCTCCGGCACCTGCACCGCATCAATGGCTTTCAGTCGTTGGATGCTGTCTGCCGCTGCTTTTGCTAACGGCCCTTCAAGGTTCCGCAGCGCTGTTATCTGATCGTCAATCGGAATCATAAAAACCTCCACACCAGGTAGCCAACGCCAAAACCAAGCCCGAACATCGCCATCGCAAAGCCCAACGTAAATAAACCGTCGAACAGATCGCTTGTCAGGCAGTCGCATCGACGGCCTTGATCGCAATTACCGTTGCACATTCTGATTATCCTTTTTCCAGGTTTCCCAATAGTCGCGCAGATCCGACGACCCGTAATGATCGTAGCCTCGGCAGTGCAGCAGTTCATGCGCCAAAACGCTATTTAGCCACAGGTATATCCGGCATCGCATTTCGTCAAAATTGATATACGCGCAGCCTAGCATCGGGCCGATTAGCAGGACTTCCGCCACGTTACGGCCGCACTTCTCTTGTGTTTCCCAAAAGCCAGTTTCTTCAACGGTCACGGTTAATTCCGGCCAGTCTGACGGCGGTTTACGATGCTCATTAACAACCGTGCAGCCAGTCAGCAGTAACGCCAGAATAATACTAAAACGGCGCATAATGGTCGGCATATTGTTTCTCCAGTGTCATCACATGCGTCAGTGCGTTGATCGCCTTCATGTTGGAAATATGCCGGTCAGTTCCAGGATTGGCATGTTCACGCGCATCATCCAGTCGCCGGTATTCAGCACGAGCCTCCAGTAGCCGGTTCAGCGCCTGCATTTCCTCTGTTGCGTAGTCGATTTGCATTGCGATACTGTTCATTTCCACCTCCAGCAAATAAGTTTTCCGTTCATTACGGTAATCACAGTCATCTCGCCATCGTTGCGCGGAAACTTGCAAGCAGACTCCATTTTCGGATCGGTGACTACCTGATCGCCAATAACGAATTGCACCAGCAGCGTCAGAACGATACCAAGCAATACGGCTATCAGAGACTGTGCGCGACGGACGTTTTTTGTAACGACATCGTGCGAGTTTGGTTGGGCGCTCATTCATTCCACCACAGATAAAATGTCGCCAAGCAAACGAACGTCACCAATACGATAATGGTGTCCTGTGTCATGTCAGATCCGTTTCCTCTACAATTCGGATGCACTCGGTAATCGCTCCGTCACGCTGCGGCGAATCACCATCAATAATGGCGTGCATCTTTCCGACTATTTTGCGGCGCAATTCTGACGTATATAACAGCATCTGCATTTTGGCAATTTCGTTTTTCATCAGATATTCTTCGTCAGAATGACGACCATAAACCATGTCAGCGATTTCGTCTATACGGCTCACAGTTCACCTCCGTTTTCAGCGGGTGCAAATGGTGCAGTTAATTCAGCCTTACGCGCATCCTTCGCGGCCAGATAGTTTTTCTGCTCGGAACGCGGAATAGACGACCAGACGGCAACCAGATCATCGACGGTAGCTGCCTCTCGGATCTGGTCGGCATACGACTTTTCGGCAACCAGCGGCTTCACGGTATATGCCTTTTTATTCGCCCTAGTAACGGTCAGCGCCATCGTCATATCGCTGTCAATATCGCTCATGTGGCTGATACGGATGCCGCCGACTTCCATGCCGCCCCATTTGACTTTGGCATCACGATACAGCGTCATCGACCGGCCAATGTATTTCGACGAATCCGGCCCCCATGCTGAAACCATTACGCGGCACATAGACTTACATGCTTTGTATGGTTTGCCGTTATCGCCCTCAAAGTGAATCGACACCGGCTGCTCCTGCCCACCCTTGATGTCAACGCCGGTAATCTTGATGGTCATGGTGCCGCCGATCAGATCATCGGCGTTCAGTTGATCTGATTTCGGCACGATTACTTTACGCATGTCAGTCATTAAATCATCTCCTGTGTGATTTTCCGTTCGGTCGGAATAAGACGTTTATCGGATGCCAGCAGCGACTGGTATTTTTCATACGCTGCATTCAGACGCGATTCAAACGCTGTTGCTGCTTCAATAATCGCCTCCTGAATCTTCGCATCAGGAAACACGCGAACTGTCGCCATATGCAGTCCACCGCAATACGACACCAGATCAATCCATTTACGCTCCGTCACCAGCAGTCCGGTTTGGCACTGGAGCATGAAGTCAGGGTCAATCGTATCGGCGCTGACGTAATCGACTAACGTGCGGATCTGATGTTTCTGTGCGCGTGATTTGCATTCCAGCAGGCCAACGCTGCCGACCAGTCCATCGGGGGAATAGCCAATCGTGAATCCCCATTTGTCGCTGGTAATAAACCCGACTTCCAGAACCTTGCCGTATGCTTTTTCATACTCAAAACGCGCCTCAATTTCATCCTCCTGGCCGCGCAGCATGTCGTCGCTGATATAGTGTGGTTCGACGTGCTTGGTAATCCTCTGCGCCAACAGTTCATACAGGTGGGCGCGTTCTTTGTCGTTGCTGGCCGGTTTGAGTGTCGGCGTAACAATCAGCTTCATTTCGCTGGCAGTCAGCAAGCCACATCGTGCTGCCAACCATTCATCGGAACCTTGAACAATATCTGAGTAGTAACTAACCATCGTAACCTCCCGTATATACAGTGTAGAAACAGCCGCCCGAAGGCGGCTATAAAATTACTCGTCTTTTCCGGCGACTTCGATTTTCTTGCCCTCAGCGACCAGTTCCGCAGCATCCTTTGCGCTGGCGATACGGACAGATGCCATTTCCTTCAGCGCGTGATTGCGTGCTGCTGCTTTACTGGCAGCTTCTATCAGTTTGACTTCAGTGCCGACTTCGACGATATAGAGGCGTGTTGCCATGTGTAAATCTCCTGTAGTTAATGATGTGCTGCGATAAGAATAATACGCTTAAATTTATTTGTGTCAACTGGTATTGCATTTATTTTTTTGGCATGGCATGATGCAGCCATGAACAGTCCATATCAGAAGTATCTCAAACAGGCCGCGCTCCACAGAAAGCGCATCGTTTCGCTATACAAACAGGGATTCTCGCAGGCTGATATTGCTCGGAAATTGAAAGTATCACGCCAGCGAATCAATCAGGTTATCAAAACGGAAAGTGAGTGATTACTAACATGGGAACATTCAAAACCCCAATCGGCTACTACCGCGAACAAATCGAAACCGTGCTGGACGACGGGAAAAAATACAGCCGCAACGATATTGCCAAGATACTGCCGCACATACCGCCTGACATCATCACGCAGACGCTAGGCCGCATGTGCGACGATGGCGACGTAGAGCAGGACAGATCGGCGGGGCATCGCAAATACGTTTACTACGCCATCGAACATAAAGCCGTGCCGCCGCAGAATCTGCCGAAACAGGACAATTTTGAACTGTCGCGGGTATGGAATGTGGCGTTTGAAAGGGCGGAAATTGACGAACTCACGGTTTAAACCAAAATTCAAGCCATCGCTGCCAGATACCATTAGGGCGAATAATAAGGCAATGGACTACTATATGTTGCTCTCCGGTAAGCCGACTCCAGATGGTGCAACGCGGGAAGTGAAAGCCAAAGTTACCCGCCAGCACGGTCAGTCCGAAATACCGCTTGAAAAAGATATTCAGAAGGCTATCATCCAGTTTCTGTCGGCGCATCCGAAAATATGTATTTACGGCAGGTTCAACAGCGGCACCGCAATAACTGGCGACGGATTAGGTAATACGCGCTATACCAGATTTAACAGCATCAAGGGATTTCCAGATATTCACGGTATGCTGAAAGGTGGCCGTGCTGTTTACATCGAAGTCAAACGTCCAGGTGGCCGAGTGTCAGAAGATCAGCAGGATTTTATCGACAAGGTTTCAGCGCATGGCGCTGTGGCGTTCATCGCGTATTCGGTGGATGATGTGATCGAAAATTTTAAACGTCTAGGCGTGTAGGATGGCAGATCCGATAACCGTAGACGGGGCTGCGTTTGCCCGACCCCCGACCGCTGAGAGGGCAGCGGAATCTGCTAAACCCTCAACTATTCTCGTAACGTATCCAGTAACGGAAACGGACGAACAAATGAAGGCGCGTATCAAGGCAGGTAAACCGGCAGCAACTTTTTCATTCACTGTGGAAGGAAAATATCGTGGCTAAACATAACGGGTTACGCAGCAAAATTCTGAAGGCGCTGGAGCAGAACAAGGAAATGTATGCACATGAAATTGCAGAAGCTGTCGGCAGCACATCGCGCAAAGTCAGCAACGCAATATTTGCGATGCCTGATGTTTACCGGATCAAGCAGCATGGCACCAGAAACGCCAAGTGCATCTATTCGCTTAAACCGATTGAAGGCATGATCGAAGAAGTCATTAAGCCGGTTAAAAAAGACAAACCGAAACGCTACGTGCCGGAATTCGTGCCGATGGCAGAGCATAGTTACGATATTTATGCCGGTCGCAACCTGGCGATGCTGGCGCGGTAATTTTCGCCGCTGTGATTTAAGGGCCGATGCTGGCCCTCTTTTTTTCTGATTGGCGGTTATGAAAATATTAGTGGCATGTGAGTTTTCGGGAACTGTGCGAGATGCCTTTATTAAGCGAGGGCATGATGCCGTAAGCTGCGACCTGCTGCCGACAGAAAAGCCTGGGCCGCATATTCAAGGCGATGTGCTGGCGGTTCTGGATGATAGTTGGGATATGATGATTGCCCACCCGCCATGCACTCACTTGGCTGTATCTGGTGCGCGATGGTTTAAG